CGAAGAACACCGCCCCACAGGCCCCGCAGTCCCCGCGGGGGGGGTACCAGCAGCAACAGCAGCGGCCGCCGCAGCAGGGGCCGGTGAACCAGAAGCTACCCGAGAACCCGGGCGGCGACCCGTGGGGGCAGCAGGCCGGGGGTAATTACGACTGGGGCGCCTCAACAGAGGGCGAACCGCCGTTCTAAAAACAAAAAATAGTGTGTGCCCCGGTTCACGCCGGGGCACACGCGAAACAAAAGAAAGAAAAGCAATGGCGCGCAGATCAGGATTAGTATTCACAATCCCGCTAGGTGATAAAAAATTTCTCACCAGCAACGAGGTAAACCGGGCCGGGCACTGGGCGCGGGCAAAAAACACGCGGGAATGGCGAGACGAAACAGTAAAACAAATCCGTGAGGGAATCCCCAAATCACGCATAAACTATTTCGCCAAAATCGACATGATAATTCACAAACCCACCGCCCGCCGCTATGACCCGGGGAACCTATACCCGGTAGCAAAGGCCATCGTGGACGGCATCGTACTATCTGGGCTGCTAGAAGACGATGATTACAAACATATTGACGGGCCTCACCTGCACCACGGCGAACCGGACAAAGACCGCCCCGGGGTGACGGTGATAATACGCCCGATCAGTAAGGACGATTCAACCGTGGATATTTCAAAACTCTTATCCCTAAAAGGCAAAGCGGATAACGCCCTAATCGAATTAGAGAAATCAAAAGAAATACTGGATGAAGAAATATTATACGCGCAAGAAAAATCGCAATGGGCATTCAGCGAACCTGTAACCGACTCAATAAATGAGGGAATGGACGCCGCAAAAAATGCCCTCAAAAAAATAATCGAAACCGTGGAAGAAATCGACGCGGAAAACTACACGCAAATCAAGGGGAAACAATGAAACCGGAAATATACAAATTCAACAGCGAACCCGTAAGGATTTTCATGATCGACGGCGAACCGTGGTTTGTGCTGCGGGACATATGCGAGCTGCTAGACCTGACCACCCCCGCCCGGGTATCCGAACGACTCAACCAGAAGGGGGTGAGTAAAACTCACACCCCCACCCGAGGCGGTTCCCAGCCGGTCACGATCATCAACGAACCAAACCTTTACCGCGTAGTGTTGCGGTCTAACAGTCCGGCGGCCGCGCCGTTCGAGGCGTGGGTGACAGAGCAGGTGCTCCCGGCCATCCGCAAGACCGGCGCCTACGGGGTGCCCGCCCTACCGGGCAACTACCTTGAGGCGCTAGAGGCGCTAGTCGCCTCCGAAAAAGAAAAAATGGCGCTCACCGCAAAAGTAGAAGAGCAAGCGCCGAAAGTAGGCGCATACGACGGCTTCCTGGGTGCCGATGGCGATTACAGCGTGGGGGAGGCTGCTAAGCTTCTCTCCCGCGCCGGGGTACCCACCGGGCAGACGCGGCTCTTCGCATACCTCGAAGAATGCGGGTGGGTTTTCCGGCGCTCCGGCCGCCGCCACCCGTACCAGCAGGCCATTGACCGGGGCCTACTAGCCACCCGCGCCACACACTACACCGACATCACCGGTGAGCGGGTGAACGGCGCACCGCAGATACGGGTAACCGCGCAAGGGATCGAGAAGCTGCGCGCAATGATGCAGAAGCCGGTACTGACGCTAGCCGCATAGAAAGAAACAAGGGAGATAACAATGAGCAATTTCACCGCCCTACTGGATGATTTAGAGAAAAACATCAGCACCATGCTAGACATGATCCCCGACGCCGGGCACGCCTTCGATGAGGGCAATTACCGGCCATCCAAGGCGGCCCTGCAGCACGACTCAAAATGCATCATCCTAGCACTTGAGGCCGCATATAATAAAGCCTCTGAGGGGGTGGCAGCTCATGGCTAGCCACAGCACGCGGGTTGTGCCTATCGCGCAAGAGGGCTGGGTGTGGAAATGCAGCGTGTGCCATTGGGACGACGGTTGCCGCTACACGCTCCCGCTCTATGAGACGTGGGAGAAAGCGCGTGAGCACGGGCTTACGCATGAGTACACGCGCAACGCGGGGGGTGTGCGCCAATGATCGAGGTTGTCGCTAGTGGCCCTACCCGCGTAGTGGAATCCTACCTGAATCGGGAGGGGCTGACGCTCATATGCCCCCGCTGCCAGTCAGAGCAGTATCTTTGGCGTGTGAGTGAGGGTACGGCTCGGGCTGCTCTGGATTATCATTTGCGGGTGTGTACGCCGGTGTGGGAGCTACCCGGTGTTGGTGATGGAGTTCACTCCGTTTCGGCTTGCAAGTAAACTATACACCCCGTATAGTATTAGTTGTAGGGCAAACAGCCCACCGAACCGGAACCACCGGGGGAAACAATAACAACCTAAGGAGCCTTGAAATGGCACGCACCTACACTACCCGCAGCGAAGCAATCACCCGCGAAATCGTAGAGCCAATCGAAGCAGGCGACGTACAAGACGCCTACGCCGCATACAATATCGACGCTATCGCCGATAAGGTGCTCTGCGGCTACGAAGACGGGTACATGCTCAAAGTCGAAGAACCCGACTTCTGGCGCATCGTAGAAGAAAACGCGATCTAGCCACTAAACAAAAGAACCCCCGGCTGGGCGAAAAACCCAGCCGGGGGACACAAAAAGGAAACACCAAATAAACCCAATATAGAGGGATAACACAATGAAATTACAAAATCCTCAGCTCAAAGGCGGGCACTACGCCCCCATCCTCGGCATCAGCCCGGACATGATCGTAACCCCCCTGCCGTTCTGGCTCGGGTCGGCCCTCAAATATGTGTGGCGCGCACCCCGTAAGAACGGCGGCGAAGACTTCCTGAAAGCCGCCGACTGCCTACGCCGGTACGCAGAATACCTGACGGAAAACATGCCCACTAAGCAGCCATACGATAATTGCATCCGCAAGTCCGAAGTTATTCTAGAGCATATCCAGGGGCACAATAACCTCCACGCTCTAGCAATATCCGCCGTTCTAAGGGTTGTTTTGTGGGGGTATCCACGCAGCGAAATCCACCAGGTGGAAAATAAAGAAAAAATATTCAGCTTAGGTGTGCGGTGCTCTAATCAGCTCTATGCGACAGCCGACAACCTAGAGGAATGGGCACAGCACATTGATGACGCTAAAAATATTTGGCACCTGGTGGGGGAAAAATGAGGAAGCCTCAGAACAACGGCCTCTGCGTCGGGTGCGGTTGCCCTCACGGCCAATACCAGGCCGGGTGCCTCAACTGCAGCAAACGCAAAAGCGCCGCAAAATACTCCCGCGAAAGGTACCTGCGGAAAAAGAAAAGCGTGCGCGCTAAAACCGGGCCGAAACCTAAACCAGTTGCCTTGACGGGCGAGCAGGCGGCCGAAGCATACGGGCTGAACTACTTCATCGCGCGCCGCCGTGAACGGCTAGGGCAGGCGGTGAACGCATGACACGGAAACTATTCACGCCGCAGCGGCGGCGGAGCATCATCCCCTACCCCGGGGCACTCACCCCGCAGCTCAGCATGTGGCCGAGAGTAGACGAGCGTCTACCGGACACGCTGCACATGCCGCAATTCCATTACGCGACGCGGCGGGGCCTGGTCGTCTCGTGCCTGCACTGCGGGCGGCTGGTAGTGGTGCATGACAGGATGGGCCGGGAGCACCGGCTGAACTCAAACGAAATATTGGAAACCACCTCAACAAAGGGAGAAACAGAATGCTAGACCCGGACACGAACCCAGACGACTACCCGTGCCCCGATTTGATCCGCGAATACCTAGGGGCGCAATACATCCTAGATGAAGCGAAGAAATCCAAGCGCCAAGCGAAGCTAAATATAAAAATCAATAAGGCGGGGATGCGCAGGGCGAAAAAAGATATAGAACGCGCAAAGAACTGGCTGCATGCCTATGAAAACGCGATAGTCCTGGCCGGGCTAGACGAACCGGTAACCAAATAGTAAACAGTAGACCCCGGGGAGCATGCCCCGGGGTCTTCCCTATCACTCAGCAAGGGAAAACATCTCATGAAAACACTCACTCAAGCAATACGCGCACTATGCGACGGCGCACCCATCACACTACCCGGCGGGGAGCGGATCACGGAAATGCCGCTGCTAGATCAGCTGGCAGACGCGAAAACAGCCCGCCGGTGGGGCGGCGCCGGAGGCGGCGGCGCATCATCACCCATCAACCTAGACGCCGCGCAGATAGAGCAGGACATCGACGCCGAGGTGAACCGGGTCTGCTCACACCATATGCGGGCGGCCGATAGGAAAACCCGGGTGAAATACTGGGCGGCGAACACGCCCGGGCTGCACGCCCTAGCCGAGGCCCTGGAATGGTGCGACCGGATACGGGCGCTCAACCATATCAAGGTACCGCTAGAGGGTGTATGCCCTAACTGTGCGGCGGAGCAGGTGTATAGGCACAACAGTGAGGGTGAGCGGGTTGTAACCCCGGCGCTCACTATCACACTGGACGGGCCGCGCCTCACCATCGCCTGCGGTGCCGACGGGTGCCGTTTCACCGGCCACGGCCTCACCGGGCTAGAGAATTTGAACAGCGAAACAAAAACTGCTATCATTTCCCTAGCAGGCACAACTGTACCCTAGGCACGGGTACACCAGGCGCACACTAACCCGGGAGCACCCGGGCATTTTTTATACTAAAACAGGCCCCGCACACAACACGTGTGCGGGGCCAAACCAATTTAAAGACCATGAGCGACACAACACTATTCGACATCCTCCGGGCATTCCAGATGCGCGACACCAGCGACGACGCGGAAATACGCGCCCTCACCGACCGGGACATAACGCGGGCGATAGAGCGCCACCACGCCCGCCAAACCCAACGCAGACCCAGAAACAGGCCAACACCCGCATACAGAGACCCGACCGGAGAAGCAGCATGCGCACGCACAAACTCAAAATCCAGGAAATCCCGCTCAAAAACATTGCGCTTTTAGCGGGCAACCCGCGCCGAGGCAACATCGACGCCGTAGCCGAATCAATGGAGACCAACGGCGTTTACCAGCCGGTCATCATCAACAAAGGCACACACACCGGCCGCGAAATGGAGGTTATCGCAGGTAACCACCGGGTACAGGCCGCGCAGAAGCTCGGGCTAGAAACCATCCCCGCTATCGTCCTAGACATCACCGATAGCGAGGCTAAACGCATCGCCCTAGCCGATAACCGCACAAGCGACCTCGCAGAATACGACGCGCAGGCGCTCCTTGACATGCTAGACGACCTGGACGACCTCGTAGGCACCGGGTATGACCTGGACGATTTGGACGAGCTACGGGCCGATCTAGAAGAAATCGCCGAAGAAATCGATCCGGAGAAAGACACGGAGGGCGGCAGCCTTGAAGAACAGTTCGGCACCCCCCCCCTTCACCACCCTATCGGCGCGCGGCGGGGCATGGCAGGCCCGTAAAAAGGCGTGGGCAGCCAGCGGTATAGAATCCGTCGCAGGCCGCTCGGAGGGCCTTCTAAGCGACGCCCCGCACTACCGGTACACAAACTTCATGGAGGTAAAAAACCTCGCAGAGAAAGCCACCGGTAAGAAACTCACCACACAGGAAATCCTAGATAGCGAGTTCGCCGAAAAACTAAACGATACAGACGGCGGCACATCAACCTTTGACGCCGCCCTATGCGAAATCCTCTACCGCTGGTTCTCCCGCGAAGGCGACGAAATCACCGACCCCTGGGCCGGTGGATCAGTACGCGGCATCGTAGCCTCAGCAATGGGCCGCCACTACACGGGGCATGAGCTGCGGCAGGAGCAGGTAGACGAGAACAGCGCACAGGTGGAAGAATCACGCGGCAACTATGACGGGTGGGCGGGCGACCCTACCTATGTCGTGGGTGACTCACGGAAGACGCTAGCAGCCCGCACAGCCAGCTCCGCCGACATGGTTATAGGGTGCCCACCCTACTACGACCTAGAAGTGTACAGCGATCTAGCGGACGACCTTTCTACCATGTCACCCGCAGAGTTTGACGCCTCAATGGTGAAAACCATGCGTGAGGTCGCCCGCGTACTACGGCAAGACCGTTTCGCCGTTTTCATCGTCGGTAACGTCCGCAACAAAAAAGGTGAGCTGCTATCAATGCACAGGTGCATGCTGAACGCCGCAGAAGCCGCCGGGCTAACCTACACGCAGGATGCGATACTGCTAACGGCGGTTGGTACGGCCGCGCTCCGCTCACCCCGCCAATTCAAACAAACCCGCGTACTAGCCCGCACGCACCAGGAAATCCTTGTTTTCGTGAAGGGTGACCGGAAAAAAGCCGCTAAGCGCCTCGGCGACGTAGACGTATCTATAGATCTACAGGAGGCAGTGGCAGAGATGGAGAGGGAGAATGACGCAGCAGGAGAAGCCGCCGCGTAGGCGCTGCAAAGCCCGTAACCGGCGCGGGGGCCAATGCAAACGCTACCCCATCCCCGGCGGCACCGTCTGCAAAATGCACGGCGGGGCCGCGCCGCAGGTCAAACGCAAAGCCGCCCTGCGGCTCCAAGAGCTGGTAGACCCGGCCCTGAAAGTGCTCGCCCGCGAAATGGTGAGCGCTGAAAAATCAAGCGACAGGCTGCGCGCCGTCGAAAATGTCCTGGATAGGGCCGGTATAACCAGAAAGCAGGATCAGGTGGACGAGACAACGGCGCAGGAGATGCTGATAGCTAAGCTGCAGCAAATGACCGGACAATAAAACACGGGGGCGGGTGGGGTGCATGGACTTCCTGAAAATGGTGGCCGCCTACCCGCCCGAGCTGGTGGCGAAGGCTGTAGCATCACTACCCGATCACGTGGCGCAAAAGCTTCTGGAATCCATCACCACCACAGCCGGTAAACCCGCATACAGTACGCCCGGGGAGCTGGCGGCCGCACTAGACGAGCGGACGGTGCAAACCCCGGCGCTAGACCTGATCGACCAGAAGCTAGTGCAGGCGTTCAACACACCGGATTCGCGGCTAATCATCAGCATGCCCCCGCAGGAGGGCAAATCACAGCGCGCCTCCCGCCGCTTCGTCGAGTGGGTGCTCACGCAGAGGCCGGACACGCGGGTAATCATCGCCTCCTATCAACAGGAAATAGCCACGGAGTGGGGCGGTGTTATTCGTGACGATATACGCGATAACGCAGCGAAACTAGGCATAAGGGTGCGCCCCGGTTCATCCTCAAAACAGTTCTGGAAGCTGGACGGGCACGAGGGGAGCGTGTTCTGCGCGGGCGTAGGCGGCGCAATGACCGGTAAACCGGCTGATCTGCTGATTATCGACGACCCTGTGCGCGGGCACAAAGACGCCTCTTCACCCACCATTCAAAAGGATCAATGGAACTGGTGGACGGGCACAGCCGCCGCGCGTCTCGCCCCCGGCGCCCCCGTGATTCTGATCCTCACCCGCTGGCACGATAACGACCTGGCGGGGATGCTCATGCGGGAAAACCCCGGCGAATGGGAGTTCTTACGCATACCTGCGCAGGCAGACCATAAACCGGAGGCCGGGGAGGAAGACCCGCTAGGGCGGGAACCCGGCGAGTTCATGGTGTCCGCACGCGGCCGCACACAAAAGAACTGGGAGAAGCGCAAACGCGAGGCCGGGCCGAAATCATGGGCCGCCCTTTATCAGGGCACGCCGTCACCCGACGAAGGCGGTATTTTCCCCGGCACGTGGGCGCGCTACAGCAACCCCATCTGGGTTGAACAGCCTACCGGTGAGCGGGTAATCCACGGCATCGGCCCAGAGGACGAAATCATTCAATCCTGGGATCTGGCGTTTAAGGGCACAGACCAATCCGATTACGTCGTGGGCCAAGTCTGGCTACGCCGGGGCGCCCGCTGCTTCCTGCTGGATATGCGGCGTGAGCGGCTAACGTTCATGGAGACGCTAGACGCGATCAAAGCAATGTCCGCGAAATGGCCGCAGGCCGTGGCTAAATTCGTTGAGGACAAGGCGAACGGCCCGGCGGTCATCAACTCCCTGCGCGGGAAAGTCGCCGGGATAATCCCAGTCACACCCGACGGCGGTAAAGTCGTCCGCGCTAACGCCGTCTCGCCACTAGCGCACTCTGGTGACATCATCCTGCCCGAGCCGCACCTGCTGCCAAACGTTGAAGAGCTAGTTGAGGAAGCGAAGCTTTTCCCGAACGGGAAGCACGACGACGCGGTAGACGCCATGACACAGGCAGTGAACCAGCTCGGGATCAACCCCATCACCGGCGGGGACACGATAGAAGACGCCGAAGAATGGGGTGAGGACGGGTACAGTATCGGATTCTACTAAGAGAGGGGGCGCCCTATGGGCCGCCTGCACAGCATCATCGAATCGGCGCGCGAGACCATCGCGGGCGCCTTCAACGGCCCGGCCCGTGAGCTAGAGGCCGCAACCGCGCAGCTACGCGAATCATTCGCCACTATCGAAGGGATGATGGCGGACGACGCCGGGTGGAGGCGGCTCACCACCATAGGTTCTGAGGAGTTCACCCTAGCCGGTGTGAAACGCAATAGCGACGTGTGTAGGCTAATGTCCGTGTCCGACCCGCTGGTGAAGCGTGGCGTGCACGTCCGCGCCGGGTACGTCTTCGGCGCGGGTGTGGGTGTTACCGCCAAAGCAACCGCAGAAAACAGCAGCCAGGATGTGAACTCTGTCATACAGGCGTTTTGGGATGCGCCCGCAAACCGGCGCGCACTCACAGGGATGCAGGCCCAGCACCGGCTAGAGCACGCGCAGGCGACCGACGGTAACATATTCATCGCCCTACGCACCGACCCCAACAGCGGGGCCGTAACCGCCCGCACCATCCCCCTTACCGAAATCACCGGCGTGCTCACCAACCCCGAAAACGCCGCAGAGCCACGCTACTACCTGCGCTCCTGGACAGAAAAACTATACGACACCGCGAGCACCCAGACCGTCCACAAAGAAGCCTACTACCCCGCCCTCGGGTGGCGGCCCGTAGCGCAACCCCAAACCATCGGCGGCATCCCAGTAGACTGGACAACCCCCATCCACCACCAGGCAGACGGATCACCCGACGGCTGGGCCTGGGGCGTGCCCGACATCTTCGCCGCCCTCCCCTGGGCACGCGCATACAAGGTGTATTTAGAGGATTGGGCGCGGCTCATGCGCGCACTAGCACGCATCAGCCACCGGGTAACAGCGAAAAACAACAAAGCAGCATCAGAAGCCCGCCGCGCACTACAGCAAGCCGCGCTATCCCCAACGCCCGGGGTGATCGGCGCCGTAGACGCAACCATAGAGGCCATGCCCAAGACCGGGGCGGCAATCGACGCAGAATCAGGGAAACCCCTAGCATCAATGGTCGCCGCCGCACTAGGCGTCCCCGTAACCATGCTCCTAGGCGACCCAGGGCAGACAGGGGCGCGGGCCGTAGCAGAGACCCTAGACCGGCCAATGCTCAACGACCTCATGGCGCGGCAACACCTCTGGCAAGAAACCTACCGGGCGATCCTCGGGCACGTTATCGACGCCGCCATAGCCGCCCCGCAAGGCCCGCTCAAAGGCACAATCAAGCAGGCCGCCGGGCAATGGGACATAAGCCTACCCGACGGGGTAGAACGCACCCTGGTATTCCATTTCCCCGACCTCAACGAGCAGACGCTAGCCGAGACCATCGACGCGGTAACCAAAACCTACGCCACCGGGCTAGTACCCTACGAAACCCTGGCGCTGCTCACCCTGCGCGCGCTAGGGGTGCGCGACCCCGACGAAATCATAGCGGGCATGACAGACCCAACAACAGGTGAGTTCATCCCCGCCGGGGCCAACCTAGCCGACGCAATCATAGCCCAAGCAACACGCGGAGAGAGGAGTGACGAATGACCGTGCACATGGCAGCCGCCGAAGCCGCACAACGCCTCAAAGACCAAACCGAACGCATGCTAGCCCTCCCAGAAACAACACTAGCCACACAATGGGCCGCAGCATGGGAAACACTGGAGGCAGCATTCGCCGACGCCATCCGGGCGGCACAAGACCCCACCACAGGGGCAGCCCCCGGGTGGCGCATCCTCCAAGCCAACCGCACCCACGAAGCCCTGCAACACGCCCGCGAAAAACTAGAAGAACTCCTCGCCGAATACGCGGGCATAACCGCCGACATCACCATTCCCGATGCAATCAGCAGCGCACTAGACGCACACGCCAGGATGGTAAAAACACAGCTGCCCCTCACCTTCGCCCTATCCCACACCCTCAACACCATCACACCCGAAGAAATCGACTGGATGGTGCGGCGCACAACCCAGCGCATCACCACCCACACCCTGCGGCTCCCCGAAGAAATCGAAACCAAACTAAAACACGCCCTCATACGCGGCACCGCAACAGGGGCAAACCCAGAAGAAACAGCGCGGCAACTCCTAAAACAAGTAGGCGACACCTTCAAAGGCGGGCTGCCCCGCGCAACCATGATCGCCCGCACAGAAACCCACGACGCGCAACGCCACGCAACACAACAATGGGAAACACGGAACACCGACATCCTAGAAGGCTGGGTATGGGTAGCCGCCCTAGACAAACGAACATGCCCCGCATGCATCGCCATGCACGGCACCACCCACCCCACCACCGAACCAGGCCCAAACGACCACCACAGGGGACGGTGCACCCGCGTCCCAAAAACAAAACCCTGGGCACAACTCGGCATCAACCAAACCGACACCGCACCAAAAATCCAAACCGGCGAAGAGTGGTACAACTCACTAACACCACAAGCGCAAGCCGACATACTCGGTGCACAACGCGCCCACCTCATCAACACCGGGCAAATCCCATTCACCGCCCTAGCCCAAAGAACCACAAACCCAGGGTGGCGCGACACCATCACCCAACGCCCACTGAGCGACCTAAAACAGAAAGCCAAAAATGCCTAAAACACTCACCCGCGAATCAGCAGGCGGCCAACCAACCAGCGACCTAACAGGCGCAAAAATCGCAATCACCATCATCACCCCCGGCCAAGGCTCAAGCGGCTACTACCCACCCGAAACCATCTCGGGCGCCGCCCACCTCTTCCCCGCCGGAACACACATGTACATCAACCACCAAACCGAAAACGAAGAATGGGAACGCCCAGAAGGCGACCTAAACAAACTAGCCGGAGCACTAGCAACCCCCGCCACCATCAACCCAGAAACCGGGGCACTAGAAGCAACCGCCGAAATCTTCGAATCACACCGAAAATTCCTAGCCGACCGCGCACACATCATCGGCGTCAGCATCAACGGAACCGCCAGCATCAACCCCGACGGCATCGTAGAAGCAATCCACAGCATCCGCTCCGTAGACTTCGTAACCCGCCCAGGCAGGGGGGGACGAATCGACCAAATCCTAGAACACCAGAAGGAGGACGAAGGCGAAATGCCCAAACCCCATGAACAGCAGAACCCCGTGGAAGAAATCACAGGCACCAACGACACCCTGGAAAACAACGCCCCCGGTGAGGCCGTGGCCGGTGAAACGGCACCCGCCAGCGACGAAAACACCGCCGAGGCAGGGGCCGAAGCAGTAGAGCCGGGGCCGGTGGAGAATGACGGGTGCGCCGAATCGGCCCGTGAGTCCGCCGTGTCTGAGGCCGCCCGGCTCGCTACCGAGAATAAGTCTTTGCGTGAGCGCATCACAGTGTTGGAGGGTGAGGCCCGCCGCGCCGTCGTTGAGTCCATTGTCCGTGAAGAGTTCCACGGCATCAACGCACCCCATGCGGTGAAAACCCTCACAGAGGCAGGGGCCGTGGACAAGAACCTAGACCCCGAAGCGTTCCGTGAAAGCGTCCGCGCCCATGCTGCAGAATACCCGCGCGCCCCCTACGGCGCACCCGGCGTCTACGGCCTCCCCGCCAGTGGTGGGGATACCGTCACTGAATCCGACATTATCGAAGCAATGAAAGGCTAAACACAATGGCTAAAAACCTCGTCTACCCCCGCGCCGAACACATCAGTGTACCCGCCCCCGCCGACGTGAAAAGCGGCGACCCCGTAGTAGTCGGCACCAACGACGCCGGTTACGCCGGTGTGGCAATCATCGACGCAGCCAACGGTGCACCCGTCACCCTAGACCTCGTAGGCTCCTGGTCTATCCCCGTGAAGGAGAAGGTGAACGCCGGGCAGCGCGTGAACGTCGGCACCGACGGGAAGCTCACCACCGGGGCAGGCAAGAAATGGGGTGTCGCCCTGGAAGGCTCCGCAGCCCCCGGCGCCGACGCCCACGTGAAGCCGCTCGGCGCATTCTAAACCACCCCCGACAAGAAGAGAGAAACACTCATGAGCAAAGACTTTCTACACGCGGACAAAATCGCTGAGGCCGGTGTGCCCGGCGGTGATCGCATCATTGAGGCCGCACGCCTGTTCCGTGCAGGCATGACCGGCACCCCCTCCGCCCAGGCCCGCCTGAGCGAAGCCATGACTACGAGCGACTTCCCTACACTGCTGGGGCAGGCCCTAGAAATCGACATGCTGCACACCTACCGCGATTACGTGCCGCAGTGGCAGGGGCTTGCGGACACTACTGAGGTGGCGGACTTCCGCCCTAAGACCCTCAAAGACCTCTTCGGCCCCGTAGACTACGAGGAAGTGAAGCAGGGCGAAGAGTACAAGGCCGCATCGCTGAGCGACACCAAGCACGAAATCAAGGTGCAAAAGTACGGTATTGTCCTCCCCTTCACCTGGGAGATGCAGCTCAACCAAGAATGGGAACAGCTCGCACGCATCCCCGACCGCCTAGCGAAGGGCGCACGCAAGCGCGAAGACCGCGCCGTAATCGAAGCGTTCGTTGGTAGCACCGGCCCGCGCGCCAGCTTCTTCAAGGGCAAGGCCGCCGTAGCAGCCAAGCCGCTCACCATCGCCAACCTTTGGGAAGCGTACAAATCCATCACCCAGCGGTTGAATAACGACGGTGAACCGGTAGACACCGGCAGTCTCGTGCTGGTCGTCCCCAAAACCCTAGAGGCCGATGCGCAGCGCATCCTCAACACCGAGCGGATCAAAACCACCGTGGGGGAAACCACCACCGAAGAGAGCAATTACCTGCGCGGCGTGTTCACGCTCAAGGTTCTTGACGGCCTCACCGCCGTAGACAAGTCCAGCAAGGCCGCGACCACCTGGTACGTGCTCCCCGGTGTGGGAACCACTAACCCGGCCCTGGTGAAAGCATCCTTGCGCGGGTACGCCGAGCCGGACATTCGCGTTAGGAGCGACGCGGGCCGTAACGCCGCAGGTGGAGACATCGACCCGACCGCAGGCTCTTTCGACCGCGACACGATCACATACCGGGGCCGCCACGTCACCGGCGCAACCACCGTATACAACACCGCCGTGTACGCATCTACCGGCGCATAACCAGAGGATGGAGGGCCGCGCCCATGATAGAGAGAGATATTAGCCGGGTGCGGCTCCTCATCGCCGACCTGCCGAAGGACGGGGAGGCGGGGTGCGGCACTAGCACCCTCCTCACCGACACGCAGGTGGAAGACCTGCTAGACCTGTCCGGCGGGAACGTGAAGCGGGCCGCAGCCCGGGCGCTCCGCACCATCGCCACTAGCGAGGTGCTGCTGTCCAAGAAGATAACGCAGCAGGATTTATCGGTTGATGGCCCGGCGGTTGCGGCTGAGCTGAGGGCGCAGGCTGACGCGCTGGATGCTGAGGCGCAGCGCGACGAAGACCGGGCAGGTGGTGGTACGGGTGATTTCTGGGAGGCGCTGGGCGGCCTAAATGGTTCGGCTATGAGTGAGGGCGCATCCCCCCGGGCATCAGCCTATGGGGGTGGGTTTGGTTGGTACTAGCTAACAGCCGTGTGGTTCCCCGTGGCTGGGGTGCTAGGCAGGCCCCCGTCCTACTGGGGTCTATGAACAGCACGTGCGCCCTCTACTCACCCGGTGCACCCGACAAGGATAACCCGCTGGGTGGGCCGGGGGAGCCGAGCGTAGAGTATGAGGGCATCCCCTGCCGCGTGCAGGAGCTAAACCTCTCCGGTAACACGCAGGATGCTACGGGGCAGCTTGACGCGGCCCGCCGCGAGGACAGGGGGAGTATCCCGCTGCGGGGGGAGCGGCCCCCGGGCGGGTGGGGAGGG